CAGGACGGAGGCGGCAGCGACGCCGAAGGAGGCTTCGAGCCTGGAGATGTCGAGAGCAAGCGCGTCACGCTCGGCGGTGACAATTGAGATCTGCATTGCAAGGTTGGAAATCTTCTCGGCAAGCGCGGTGATTTTAGCGGAAGCAACAGGTTCAACCACGGTGGCTGCCACTTCTTCTTCGATGGCAGGCTCTGCTACTGGTTCAACAGGAAGAACGGGATCAAGGACCGGCTCGGCAGCGAGTTCGGGTTCTTGGTTGGTGAGACTTTTATCAGTCATACCCTTTTTGAATGTGTCAAATCTGCTGCGCATTTGTGCGGGTGTCGCAAGCGCGGTTGCTTCTGGCGTTTCAGAAATGCCGTCAGCAAATCCGAGCGCGATAGCTTCCAGCGGATCAAGCCAAGTTTCCGCAGAAAGCATCATGTTAATCTCATCGGCTGATAGGCCAGTCTTCTTGACGTAAACATTTACGAGAGACTTCTCAAACTTCTCCAAGAGGTCGGCGTCCTTACGCAGATCAGCGGCATCTCCCATGCTGACAGTGGCAGCCCGGTGAATCATCATCATCGAACCCTCCGCCATATAACACTGGTCGGCGGCGCAGGCGATAACGCTTGCCATGCTTGCGGCCAACCCGTCAACCCATGCCGTGAATCCGGCAGTGTGACGCTTCAGCGCGGCAATGATGGCCGCGCCGTCGGTGATGCTTCCACCAGGGGAGTTGAGGCGGAGGTTAATATGACCTTTGATTCCGGCAAGGTCTTTGATGAATTGCTTGGCAGAAACTCCACCCGCGCCAATTGCGTCATAGATCGTAATATCCGAGGACTCGTCGGGATTTTTAGATAAGGCATACCAAGTCATTTGTTTCTGCGTGCTGTCAAAGCCTGCGTTGTCGCTAGGGTTTTGGATTTTCTCAGCCTGTCTCTCAAACCATGCGCGAGCCGGAGCGGGGTTGAGGGGGTTAATTCCCCACAGGTAATGAGCAACCGCGCCAGCACCCGGCCACTCCTTGTCGTCTGGGTTATTGTTTTTTTCAGCCTCAAGGTCAACCGCGTGACGCGCTCCCCATGCGTTTGCTTTTACGATTTTGCCGTCGCTCACTTCGCCTGCTGCCATGCGTCTTGCCGCGTCCTTCGTGCCTTCGGTTAGACCGTCGCCGCCATAGCCTTCGTTGAGAAGCTCAAGGCCACGCTTGGCAGCAGAGATGATGTAGTCAGGCGGCTTCATCTACTGGTGCAACAATCGGCGCGGAACCCGGCGCAGGTGGGAACACTTCTTCAACGCTTAGACGCACGCCTTCTTCTGCGGCGATCTCGCTCACCATGCGCTTGCGCACGGCAGCGTTGCGGATGATGTCCTCCAGCTCGGCCTCGCTGTCTTGGCCGAGTTCGTTGAAATAGCGTTGCGGAGAAAGCAGCCCGGCGCGAACAAGGTCGAGCCGCAGCTTCCCGTCACGGCCTGTGTCCACTGTCAGCCGCTGCGGTGCAATCCAATCGGAACGCCACCAGTCATCACCGGGATACGGAAGCTCGCCCGTGCGGATGGCGTTCCAGATCCAATAACGCCAGAACCGGCGGCAGAATTGGAACTCTAACACCTGCCGGATGTCAGAAAAGAACACCTCGGCATCTTGCAGGATGTGACGAGCAACGGCGCCACCGACTCCGCTCATGTTCCAGATCAGTTCTGGGCTGATGCCTGCGCTCCACGCGATTTCCCGCACCATGTATTCCATCCAGTTTGAGAAATTCACGTTTGGCCGGTCGAAGGTGTGCGCACTCAACTTCTCGCCGGGCTTAAGTTGCACGCTTCCCGTTCCTGCGGTCAGCCGGTCGAACGTAACTTCTTCAGTCGTGCCGGTGGACACCTTGCGAAGCGATGAGCCAAGGCCGATGTTGCCTGCGTCTTGCGACTCAATGACGATCCCGATCTTGCTGTTGAGGTTGGCGGCAAGCTGCTCGTTCTCCATCATCGTCCGCAAGTCTTGGATGCGAGAGACCGACGAGCAAAGCCATGACACGCCACGAAGAAACCCGTAGCGGTGCAGCTTGCGAATATGAATCATGTCGGCGGCTGGGACGTCGGTATATGTTGCGGTCTGATTGACGGGGTTAGACAATACTCGATAAAAAATGGGCTTGTTGTCGGCGTTAACCTTCACTCCGTCATGATATCCTGCCTGCGCGTCGTCGTTGCTCTGGTTGCCAACGTATTCGGCGGTGATGAACCTTGCCATTGCGTTGCCGGTTTCACTCTTATCCAGTTGCGCGAACATCTCGCCATCTGTCACCATCTGCTCGACGATCATGCGCTGCGCTTCGTAAAAGTTTACCGCAGCGGACTTGTCGAAAGCGAAAGCGTCGGTGGCAACTCGGTCTTCGAATAGTTGCTCGGCCGTCTTGTTCCACTCACGATTTGCGGTGCGGGCCTGCGGCACTAATCCGTTTCCGACTGAATAGCGGGAGATGCCGCGCACGATGCGCTGGGCGAGGCCGGAGTTATTGAGCAGCCACCTAGCGGACTTCAGGAGCTTCATGCGATCCCATGCTGGCAGCTCATTCTTTGCCTCGATGCTTGTCAGGTAAACCTGTGGCCGGTTATAGGTCGGCGCGGTCTCTTCAAAGGATCGTGCCTGCGGGTCTTTAGGTTTGCGTCCTGCACCGACGCGCACGCCGCCTCTGTTTGATTTCGGTTTGATTTCGTCCACGCCTTGCGTGAGCTGTCAAAGCCTAGACCACGGTCATGGGTTAAAAAGAAACCGCAAGGCCTGTTAACCGCAAGCGGTCAAGGAAGGCGTCTCACGGTATAAAGGTCTAGACTACGGTCTCACCTTCGGTAAGCGTCGAGAAGTCAGCGCGAACAAAGACGCGCCTCGTGGCGATGGCAGCAACCACCGGGTCAATGCTGTCGAGAATCTCGCCAATAGCAACAAGCAGGTCATTGGTAGAAAGTACCAACACGCCGGAACTGTTGGCGGAATCAAAGCCGGAGGATGTGATTTCAACCGTGGACTCGCCGCGAAGGTTGGCAGCGGCAGCTTTGTCACTGATAGCCTCGATGGCATCAAGCGTGATCCGGCCTTGCGCATACCTGCGCAAGATGTGCTTTTTAATTCCCGTGATGTCGGCCATGCCTTCGTATGGCTGTCAATTAGATCACGCCGCCCGCTTCGACGAAGAGCCGCACGATGGGACGCGCACGTTCGATGAAGATTTCCTTCTGTGCTTGAGGTGCGTCGTTGAGGTTGTGCTTGTCAACCACGCGGTTGATTTTGCAGACGCTATCGAGCAACACAGAGAGCCAACCATCAACCGGGGTGATGCGCTTCGCTTCGGCGGTAGATGTGCCAGCCTCAATAAGTCCCGCGCTCTTGTATATCTCGCGATAAGCCCAAAACGCTTGCGCTGCATCGTTAAACGGCTCCGGGTTGGCCTTGGCGAATGCCATATAGTTGCGGCCTGTCTGCGCGTCGAAATGCAAAACGCCTTTTGGATTTGCCGTTCCATCGGAAGTTTTAAACAGCGGGAGCCACTCCCCGTGCCGGGTATCCTGCTTGAGCTTAAGGAGATAAACGCCCATCTCGCGGATGGTGTTTGCGGAGTCGAGGCAGTTCTGTTGCAGGCTGGTCTTGAGACCGTCAAGGCGTCCCTGAGACTGGTTGAGTTTTTCGATGATGGCTTCGTTGCTGAGTGCGATTTTGTTTGTCATTTGGTGCAGTTATTATTTCTGGATTTGCTGAAAGTCTTGCGGTCAATGATGAGCTTTTGTCCGAAGCCCGGCGGCATGTCAAGCGCGGACTCTAGGTTGAGGAGAGCGTTGCTGGCAGCGGCTCGCGTTCGGTTATGCGCCTTGCCGATCTTTGCACAACTGACACCGTGCATGGTTACATCGCCGAAAAACTTTCTTGCAAGGTCGATCCGCATCATCGTTTCTTGGCTTGTCCTGGCTTGTCTTATCCAGACCAGGGTGGAAACAATCATTGACAGAAACTTAGATGCCGCTTCGTGATAGGGACTTTCGCCATCGTCGTCGGCAAAAAGTTCTTCGCGGGTAGAGTCATCTACCGCGTCTTCCGCAGGATCGTGAGGAGTGAAATAATCCATCTCTCGGAGGAACATGGTGACAGGATTGAATCTTGTCAAGTCTAAAGTGTTTGATTCTAAGGCTGTAATCAAACGCACTAAGAGTTTTTCAAAATGTGCCACGCAATGTGACACAGTTTCACGGCGTCAGAGTAGTGATCTTGTGCAACTTTCTTCCACGCGAACTCTGATCCGCTGGCGGTCTTGCGCGGCACTAACATCTGGCCGGATAACCCACGGATGAAGTCGTCGCCGCTGTCCTTGGGAATCTGGATAGGCGGCCTGCCGCGCTTCATGCGGTCAATAAAAAGCTCGGTCTTGATGGCGTGGTCGGTGAAGTTGTAGAGGACAACACCCGGAAAATTGTCAAGCGCAGTCCGGCTGATCTTACTTCCGAAGGTGGCCGACGAACCTTTGGCCGCGTGCCAGAAGCCACCGCTCTGCTGACAGGCCGCGTAAACTCTGAAGGTGGAAAAGCCTGAGTCTATCAACCCGCAGACAGGCGCGACAATCTCTCCCGCTGGCGTGCGATATTCACGCGCGGCGACACTCATCACATCTTCAACGGATAGCACCGTCCCGTAGTCCAGCACAAAGCTCGCTCCATCGTCATCAAACGCGACTGTGGCCCAGTGTGACGCATCCTGCCCTACGTCTGCGCCGGTCACAACGAACGTCGGCTCCACCGGGCAACTCCCGCGCAGGTATTCGCCACGAAGGTTTAGGATGGTGGACTCTCCGATGTTGGTCTCGACCTGTTCCCACGGCATGGCCATCGTCGAGTTTGTGAAATCTTGCAGGCCGTTAAGCGTTTCCTTGTCGCGCAAGAACTTAACTGCCAACGCTCCGAAGGTGCAGGAACGCCACGGTGCATACAGAGAGTTGAGGTGGAAGCTACGAAACCCACGTTGCGCTGCCGGGTTAGTCGCCTGCCATTCTCCGAGCGGGAGCATCTCCATTTTTTGACCGTCGTTCAGTTTCCTCTGGCAGCGTTGGCAAACGTAATGCGCGGAGTCTTCAACCTGTGCCATGTTCCATTTGCCGGACGCATCTTTGCCTTCCCATTTTACCTGCTCCCAAAGTAACTCGATGCGCTCGGAGCAATGCGGACAGGCGAGCATGTATTTTTCCATGCTTCCCTTCTGATACTCCTGCCAGATCGGGCCGTCCGGCGTGGTCGGCGTCGAAGTCTTGACGCGCAGCGCGCCGCTGAAACTCTTCGTCCTATTCTCAGCAAGGAACAAAGCGGACGTTTCCCGGTCGGTCTCCTGTGCGAACTTCTCCACTTCGTCGAGTAAGAGCAATCCGGCCGGCCGGCTGGCGAGGTTCGCGGGCGAGTTAGACCCGACAAAGACCAAGGAGCATCGTGAGAAATGCTGCTCTAGTCGCTTCCACTTGTGGCGGTCACGCGGCATCAGCGCGGCCAGTGTTGGAGAGTCTTCGCAGATTGGCATCCAGCGGGTTTCCGAGAAGCTCCCAGCTAGGTTCTCGGTTGGCATCACCCACACAACCGGCTGCGGCTTGTTGGCAATCCGCCACGCTGCACCGGCCTGCACCATTGTCGTTTTCCCAGTCTGCGTCCCGAACACAAGAACAAGGTCGGTAATGTCCACGTCTCCAAAGCACTCCAGCGGCTCGCGCAGATACGGGGTTAGCCTGGTGGAGAACGTGCCGGGCATCTGAGTCTGACGCTCGGAAAGCACCAACTCGTCCTCTGTCCACTCGACCACCGTGCGCCTGTCGGCTGGCGAGTAGATGGCGCGGATATGCTCGCGCAGTTTCTCTGCGGCTGGCGTCATATCCCTTTTCTGATGACGGCAAGAACCGTGTCAGCCCATTCGGCTAGGGTCTTCTCGATTGCCTTCTGCGGTTGACCGGCTAGCCGGGGTGCTAATGTCTTCGGCAAGCCGTCCAGCATATTCTTGCAGGCTAGGTGCGGACGTGACGTGACGTCCCTCGCCTCGTCGAAATAAAGTAGGATGGACTCCTGCCGCTGGTGCTCTTTGAAATCTTTCTCGGCCTTGATGCGGTTGTTGCGGCTGGAAATGTAAACAGAGTTCGCCTTGCGGAAGTCTTCCACACTGCCGCCGCTTTTCTGGCATTTCAAAAGCTCATTGTAGCCGACAAGCTCTGCCCGACGCGCCCGGCGCAGGGATTGGCGCGGGTCGTTGTTCGCCTCGTCATCCGGCCCCGCCGTGTCCCTGGTAGCCGGTGGCGGCGCCGGCATCGGCTCAGTTGATGCCTCGGGTGATACCGGAACAGGCGGCGTGGTTCCTGCCTGTCCACGTTTCGCACGGGGCTTCGCGTTAATTTCGCGCCACGCTTGAGCCGCAGACACCGAGTTGACCGGCATCCCTTTCTTCACCAAAAAAGATACGGTGCTTTTGCTCAGGCCAAGAGCGTTCGATAATTCGATTATCCCCACGGCAATCGAACTTTGTCAAATTATCGAACTTGTG